GCCACATACAGTAAGGCCGTGACGCAGTAGACCTGCAGCTCGCTCTGCTGCTGCGCGCTGGCTCTCGTATCCCTCTCCAGCCCACCCCAGCCACACTGATCTGTCGACCGACGGCGGTTGGTGCAGCTGCCACAGACCGATCGCTTTGCCGCGGTCGCACAGGTGAGCGGGACATGCGCCTAGCTGAACATCCCTCCGCAAGCCAGACTCCTGCACAGCAGTGATCGTGAGCACGGCGGCTATGATCCTGTTGCTGCCGGACACGTCAGCAATGGCCGATGCAACATGGCCAAGTCGCTCGGTGCGATGAACGAGGGTTTCGGCGCCGTCGGTGACGTGCCAGGGTTGGGCTAAAAGAAAGGCCAGAATAGCTGTTTTCATCGATGTCTCCAAGGCCTGTCTACAGCGCAGCAGCCCGCAAGGGCAACCGCGACGAATGACGATAACAGAATCAGGTCGAGCATAGCTTCTCCACTTTAGCGAGCTTCTCTTTTGCCGTCTCGAGCCGGCTGTTGCACACATCAATCTCGCGCATCACCTGGTGATGCAGCCACTTTTCCGCGGCAGAGCGAGTGGTGAAATACTGCTCGCACGCGCTATATTTTGAGCACCGCCGTCCGTTGATGACAACGAATGTGTCGGTGCTTCTTTCGGCTTCTATCGCTTCTAGCGATGGCCCATAGATTCGTGCTCTATACCATGTTTCCATTGTGTTCTCTTTCTAGTCGTTCTTGTCGTCGAACGCGCTCAGTGAGTAGCCCATCTTACCATCCCGCTCTAGCAATCTCCGTGCCCACTGCCATCCATACGGAGCTTCAAGGAGCTGACGGCGCGTCAGCCCTGTTGTTGCGATGACAGGTAGCTTGCGCTCCTTCCTCTCGTTCAGGACCTCGAACAGCCACTTGTGGCCTCCGTCTCCGTTGCCAATGTCATCCAGGACCAAGAGCCTACAGGTCTCGCACTTCTCGAACTCAGGGCACCTTCCCTTCCCTAGGTCGTGCTCATACCCGGACGACACAAGCCGGCTGGCAAGTATCCACCGAATGCCTGCGGTCCTCCTTACGCTTCGCTCGTCTCCGTCCAGAAGCCCCAGACACAACGCCGCTGCCATGGTCGACTTACCGCTTCCAGATGGCCCGCGGAGCAGAACGCACCTTCGACCCCACTTCCACTCAAGGCTTCGAAACCTTGGATCGACCCTTTGTAGAAGCTCGGCGCGGCTTTCCCGGAACTCCTTCGGCAGCTTCCTTAGCAACTGTTCCCTGAACTGACTTATCAGGGACGAGTCCGGCCAGAAATGGTCCTCCGTGCTTGTACGACAGGAAGTTTGCGACGGCAAAGGCGTCTGCTTCGTCTGCACCAACAACTCTCCCAAAGAGAACGTCGACCGCTCGCTTGACATCTTCCTTTTCTACCCTTCCACCCGACCCCATGAGCTTCCTCACGGAAGCCAGTGGGCAGCCCTCAACATTGTACCCAATTGCCCACAGCCGCGCCTCTACCCACCCGCGAAGTCTAGCTAGCTTCGTAACTGCAAATGCGTTCCTGGTCGGTAACTCTTCCACCCCGATAATGACAGCGGAACTGGCCGCGACCTGCTTGACTACCTCTGCAACCTGGAATGACACCAGGTTGAGCCGTTGGAACAAATCGCCTTTCGCTCTCAACTGGAAGAGCTGTGGGCTTGCCCCGTCCTCGTACACCACAGCAACACCGTAGTCAGAGGTAGCGAGGTCAAGCCCTATGAATGCTCTGCTCATCAGAACGGGAAGTAGTCCGAGGTGTTGTATTGCTCGGTGTAGCTCTCGGTTCCGCGCTCGCCAGCGCCATCGCCTCGCTCACCACGCGGCCACTCACACGGGATGACCACGTTCGCCTTCGTGTACACGAACAGTTTCTTGGCCCCGTCCTTGTCGTAGGTCTCGGTCCTCAACTCGCCCTCGACAGCCACCAAGGAGCCTTTGCTGAGAACCGCCCCAACCTCTGCCGCCTTCTTGCTGAACCACTTGACGTTGTGCCAGGTTGTCTCCTCCTTCCACTCGTCGCCAGACTTGAACCGTGAAGCTGTCGCGAGTGAAAAAGAAAGGATCGCTGACCCGTTCTTCGTTTGGAACACCTTCGGCTCCTGGCCAAGGTGCCCGACTAGAAACTGCTTGTTGACCGATGGCATGGTTTATCCTTCCTGTCCTGGCTCTCGTTGCTCTGGAGTTTCCGGCTCCTGCCGGCCTCGTGGTTGCGTTTTCTTTAGCACGTATTCCTTCGGCTTTCGCTTCGGGAATTTGATGGTGACCACCTTGTCAGCGGCCAGTGAAGGCGCTCCTAGCACCCTGACGCACGGCTTCATCTTCCCCGTAGACGGGTCCCGGTCAGGGAGAGCCCCAAGTGTGACTTGCTTGCCAATCGCGTCCTTTGCTTCGCGCCCGAAGGTCTCGCGCAACAGAATGCGGTTCGTCTTGTTCGCAGCAAACTGCATCTCCGTTTCCGCAAACGTGAGAATCAGACGGAACTCGTTTCCGTTGTCTTCTGTCTCCAGTTCTTCCTGGAAAACCTCCTTGATCGTGACGGTGACTTCTCTGCCATCCAGCAGTTCACCCTTCAGGAACCTGCCAGGGTAGACCTCATCCCACAGCCTGACCGGCTTGCGCCTGTTCTGCTTCTTGTCATTCACTGGTCACCTCCACGCTTTCCTCATCTCCAAACATCTCTCGGTACTTCCAGCCTGGCACCTCAAGGTCAACCTGACCGTCTCCGAACACGCCAGGCCAGTGCCCAGACTTCACGCAGAACGACACCTTGTCCAGCAATGTTGAAAGGTAGTCGTCCGCATCGTCCAAAATATGCTCAGGAATGTTCACGATTCCACAGTCATGCGGCGGAACGCTCTCGACGACAACGAGAACAACCCTCTTCGGGTCGAGCCCGCATGCCCTGCACCCGCGCCGGTAAAACCCCATGCGAAGGTTGTAGTCGAACCTCGCGCATGACCTGAAGAATGCGCCAAGAGAAATCGTTTCTGTGGTCTTGAGGTCCAGCAGAACATTGTCGGAGAGACCGTCTACCCTTGCTTTGCACAGCAACCCAGTCACCTCATCGAACCATACCAGGGTCACCTCTTTCATGGTTTCAGCGAGAACAACTCTGCACCCGCTGTCGTTCAGCAAAGCAGTCCTCATGCCCGAAACCGCACGAAACTCACTCTCCAGGAGGACCTCCTTGCCAGGGTTCTGGTCAATGAATGCATCGAAACTCTTCCCGCGCCTGACTGGCCCGTCCCACACCGCCGTGGTTTCTGAGAACTTCTCCGGCTCAAGAATTGCGAGGTGCGCCCACGTACCTATTGCCTTAGGCCTGCTCGACGTTGACGAGTTGGCAAGGTAGTGCCGCGGGCTCTTCTGCATCTTCAGGAGCCGGGACACGTTCACGGCGTCGATCGCGATGTAGTCTTCACGCGACAGCCCAGCGTAGACTCCTGGTTTCATTGTTGCGCGTTCCTCGAGAAGACGACCTTCTCATCGTTCACCGAACTCACCTGTTCGCGGATATCCGCCACCAGGTCAAGCGCCTCGATACACGTCAGCGCATCCCTAACCACTATTGTCAGCTTCCCTTCTCGCACGACCACCGACCACTTTCCTTTGGAACTTGAACCGAACGCTCTCATGTTTCCTCCTCGACCAACCTCACCAGCGCCGCGATCTGCTGGCGGCGCTCTTCTTTGGTGCAATCCTCATCCGTACACGCAGCCCACGTCGCAAGCCCGCACACTGTCAGGGTGCGGCGACCCGACGCGAGCCAATACGCGCCTTGCAGAGTCCACCGCGCTCAGCCGTAGAATGCGGTCCGGGAGGCCCATGGCCTTGGTGATCGCCCATACGATGTCACCCAGCGGAATGTCGAGCTTCACGACTTGCGCTAGCGTCAGGCCTTCGGGCGGCACGAGCTCATCAATGCGCTCGTCGCTGTAACACGCGCAGGCTGCTCGAGCAGACCCGCGTGTGAGTAGGCAGGTCATCACTTGCCGCCTTTCGGACCACGCTTAGGACGCTCACCGAGCGGAAGCCCCTTGTCATTCGCATACATTGACTCGTACCGCTCCCAGTCACCGGCGAGAAACGCCACCAGTTTCCTATGGCAGTCTCGTGAGATCGCCGCCCCACCGGTGTAGTTGCTGATTGCCGAAGCGGACAGGCCAGCCGTGTGACCAACCCATGCCTGCCCCCACTTCGCAACAGCCGCCTCTAGCCTCTTCAAAGTCTGCTTACTCAACTGCATGAGAGGACAATACACCCACACGCAGCGCCTGTCAATGAAAGTTGTTGCAAGTTGTGTTTTTTTCTGTAGGCTCAACGAGAGGCCGATGGCAAGAAAACCGAACGACCGTTCTTTCGACCAGCTCCACTTTCTCGGTTGCGCTCCCCCAGAACGCGATCCATGCACGCGCGCGTCAGACAAGACCTATAAGAGAACACCTTCCAAGACTTATATTTCAAGAATACAGGTTATTGGGAGAGAAGAGAGAGAGGGGAGTGTGAGGGGAGAGGGAGAAGAGGACCCTTGTAGCAATCCTGCTCCTGGAAGCCTTCCGTTAGCAGTTACGTGGCAAGTACCCGATACTGTTCGCGAAAAGCTCGCCGCTGTCTTTCCACAGGTTGTCCACAGGTTGCCCTCAATGCGTGATGACTTCGTGGCCTACTGGACAGTAGGGAAGGGTGCCGGGAAGAGAAAGAAGCTTTGGGATAGGGCTTTCGTGAACTGGGTGCGGAACCAAGTCCGCTTTGATGCGGCCCGCGGTCCGCGCAAGAAAGCGTCAACCGTCCAGCAGACCTGCACAACACGGTTCGCCGCTGACTTTGCCGGGGACGACTTCCCGGACTGGGGCAAGCGATGATGCCCCAACGCGGAGGCGTGGCGGGGGCAAGGACGCCGTTTTGGGTGCGCCCAGCCACGTTGCCCCGTGGCATGGACGAAACAGCGTCCTGTGGCGATTCAGAAGCGCCTGAACGACCTGAGTGTTCCGTCGCCAATGTAAGCCTGTTCGGCTATCCGGCGCGACCGGGCGATTGGCGGGTCAAGGTAGTTCCCAAGGACAGTTACCGGACTGTTGACCGGCTGGGCGTAGCAGGTTGAAGGGTTGACAAGGCAGCGGACCTTCCCGTCTGACTCAACGCGGCGGAAGTCGAGGTACATTGCCGCGTCGCCAATTCCAACACGCCCTTTCATCTTGTAGCGGAGAAGTGCCTCAGCGCCTGTCATCGCGCGCCGGTGCAATGTGACGAGGCCGTGACGGGCGCAGGAGTTGCCGCCAGCGAGACTCCGCCCGACAAGGATCGCAAGCGCGTCCGTGTCCTCGGTGAGCGCACCGACGGACAGCGTGCCAGCGGTCGCGGCCACGCCGTTGAGGTACGCGGTCAGCGCGCGCGTGGCGCAGTCGATGGTCACGACGACGTGACTCTCGCCGAGCACGCCGGCTGCCGAAGTCGACGTGACCTCGCTGTCCGCGTCCGCTCTGCGCGCCGAGCCCACGAGCAGACCGGTCGCGCTGAGCCGCGCACCGATGCGCACGTTGGATGCACTCCCGCCGGTCGAAATACCGACAATCCCGCCACCGTTCGGCACCGCACACAACTCCCCCCACCACTCCAGCGTCAACGCGCTAGCGGCTCGCGTCAGCCCTCCGGCACCAACGATGTTCCAATAGCTCTGCGTCCGAATCCGCGACGCCCCGCCACTGATTCGCGGCCGCCACATCGGCTCGGATAGCAGCGATTCTTGAAACGTCGGACCATTCACGGGCCTCGCAATGCCCGCCGCGGTCACGCCAGAGAGCATGGTCTTGCGGATGGGCAGCTCGGACGGCACAGCATCACCAGCGCGGAAATCGGGGGTGGTGGACAGGTCGTAGATTTCGACGCCCGCTCCCCACGGCGCGGGAATGTATCTCCCGTTTGCAAGGCGCAGCTCTTCGAACCACGCATCGGGCGGGTCGCCGTCGGCAGCGGTCCACGAGATGATGAGTGGTTGTTCGAGGAGGGCATTTAGCGGAACACTCTGCGTGCTAATATACACGCCGCCGTTATTCGTGTTGCTTGACGGCCCATCCCAGCCGGCAACGGCGGTCTTTTTGATCGTGCCACCAACCAGGGTGCCGACGCTGCCAGTGCTGTAGTAACACACGCCGCCAACAAACGCTCTCTGCCCCACCGCTATGGTCGCTGTACTGTCTACGGTGGTACTTGAATCACCGTCTAGTCTACGGGCGATGACGCGGACGGCTCCTGAACCGATAGTAGCCACGCCCAGCCTGTTCAGCCCTCCCGGGGTGGTGACAGTAATTGACTTCTGCTCCACTGTGATCGCGTCGTGAGTCTCGAACCCAACAACAGCTAGACCGGCAACGTTTTTCCCAACGCCAGCGGAGGACATAGACATATATTGTGCCCCGCTCCCCATAAACCGCATCCCCACCGGCCCCCGTTGCGGCGGTTCGGGCGTCAAATCCGTGCCGTAGGTGGGCGAGCCCGAAGGCGTGGCAATGCCCATGCTCACGTCGCCAATCGTGCCCGAGAGCACTGGCAGCGTGGGGACGGCGACTCCGGATTGTCCGCGGAGGGGGATGCGCATGCCAACGGCGGGCACGGCGCTCCAAGGGCCAGTGCCGGATAGGGCAGCAATGACGGCGGCGCGCTGGTCGGCAGTGAGCGCCGAGCCCCAGGCCATGACCTCTTCCTCTTGCCCCTGCATCGATGTCGTAGCGCGACCAATGATGAGTGACGCAAGGTCGGTGTTCGAGCACAGTCCACCCCAGTCTGCCGCAATCGCGGTGACCGTCTCGACACCGTTCAGGTTGATTGCGATCGAGCTGTTTTGCCAGTCGATCGTAACCACGTAGCGGTTCGTGCCAGTCGTTGCAATGTCGTTGGTTGAGGCGGCGCTCTTCTCGGTCCCAGCGGTTCCGTCGGTCATTCGCGACGTCACGCCGAGCTTGGTCGATGAGACCACGGAGAGTAACGCGCGCGAGACCGGGCCCGGACCGTTCAGCGTGATCACACCGTCAGCGTTCTGTAGCGACCCAGCCGTGAACGCGCCAGCGATTGTGACAGCCGGAAGATTCTTCACGAACGCCAGCACATCCGCACCGGTGCAATTGAGGTACCACCCGCTCGCCCGTGTTCCGCCGATGCTCATTTGACGCCTGCTTTCTTCGCTGCATCCGTTTCGATTCCCGCCTTCGCATGCGTGCATGCCGGCGAGAATTTGATCTTGCCGTTCTTGAGCACGAACTGACACAAGGTGCGCTCGCCGTGCTCCGTGTCATTCGTGCTCGACACCAACTCCCGCGCGAAGGTCGGCTTGTCGTTGTCGATCGCCCCCTCGCCGTCAACCCCGAAGACGTGCTCCCGCCCGCACCCCGGGCACTGCACCAGATAGCCGTGGAGCACGCCCGCGTTCGGGTCGCCTTCGGGATAGTAGAGCGGGGTGGATTTCATGGCTGAATCTCCGGCAAGTCGACAGTCTGCCCCGCCATCGCGTGCGTGCAGTCACTCAGATACTCGATGCGCCCATCGCGCACGAACGAGTGACAGACCTCCTCGAGACCCATCTCCGCGTTGCGCGCAACGGAATACATCGACGGCGAGAACGTGGGGCGCTCAAGGTTGCCGTTGAAGGACCAGCCAGGCGCTCCTTTGTCCGCCTTGCACGCGAACACATGATGGTCGTCGCACGCTGGGCAGCGAATAGCGTGACCGTAGAGAGTACCGTCAGGTTTGATGATGAGGCGGGCTTTCATGGGGCGGCCTGTTGGGCTAGGACGAATGCAACCTTGTGGATGGGGAGGGCGGCTTCGAGGGAGACCGACTCGGCGGTCACGGTGAGACGCTTCCGGGTCAACCGAGCAATCGCGCGGCGGATGCGCTCACGCTCGTTCTGGGTTGGGGATGCTCTCATCGCTTTCTTGCTCCTACCGCTGCCGAAATGTCGATGATTCTGCCCATCATTTCGTCCTGTGAGTGTTCCATTCTCGATACCCGTTCGTCGATCTGTGGGATGATTGCGCAGTTCTTCTCAACCTCGGCAACTCTCCGATAGAGGTCCGCGCGCTTCTCGTCCTGCATTCGTTGACAGGATTCGTGAGCAGACTCGCATCTGTCGATGCGACGCGCCTGGTTCCTGTAGACAATCCCGACCAAGGCCCCGCCAGTACTGAAGACCGCGATGCCAACAGGGATGAGCTCAACTGGCCAGGTCATGCTGCCTCCTCAAAGTCTCCGTTGATGAGTTGGTCCACGTCGAACTGAAGGCGCGGCACGGCGAGCTTCAGCGCTTCCCACTCAAGGTCAACCTTGGGGGGCGGGGCTATGCCGCGGATTCTGGAGAGGTATTCCTTCTGGAGCGCCGTCACCCCCTTCAGGTACAAGGCTTCGTCTGCCGTGAAGTACTTGGCCGCCTTTAGCGCGCGCACGTACCCGGCAGTATCGCCGGCCAGAAGCTTCACCCATGCGGCTCGGTAGCGCCCATTGGCAAGGAACTCGGCATAGGCGCGAATCCCCTCGTAGACGTTCGGGAAGGCCTCCATTCGCGTCTGCGGGTGGCCGTCAGGCACCGGTAGAGGCTCACCGATGACCTTGCCGCCCTTCGATGGAGACGCGCTCAACTGTCCCTCAGGCGCGAACCAGACCAGCTTCTTGTTCAGAACCTCGTTCAGCGTGAAGCATGTGAACATGCCCTGTTCCGCGCTTGGCTTCTTCCGGTTCCCGAAGTTTCCGTTATAGATGGACTGGTAGCGCCCAGTCTCGAGCCCGGTTTTGCCCATGAACAAGGCAAGGACATCGGCAGAGCAGTCTACGCCGAGCTGGCCCTTCAGCGCCCAGCGATGCAGCTCGACGGCATGCTCGAACGTTACAGGCGTCTTCTTTGGCTCGACGTAGGCTGCTCTCATGACTTCCTCAGCTACACGCGGCTTTGCGCGCCGCCTTGATGGTTGCCGAGCACTCGTCACACTTCAGGGTCTCAAGTGCTGGCAGGACTTCGCAAACGTCGTTCAGCGTGGAGTTCGAGTCCTCGATAATGACCTTCACCGTGTGGACCTTTTCCTCGCACCCGGGTTCAGCCGAAACGCCACAGTACCGTTCAGCAACATCAGCCGCAACCGCCGCGACGGCCAATCCGGCTCGAAGTGCTGGCACTGGACACTCTGCCGCGGCGTTGCGCAATGCCGGCGAGCACGACATGAGAAAGCACGAGAACGACACAACCCCGGCCTTCTTGAGAGCGTCCATCACGCGACCCTGAACCGTGGCCTCGTAGTTGCTTGGCGGTCGCCCAGTCGCGACCATGAACAGGCCGCGCCATAGCTTGTTCAAGTCGACCGTGATGGACCCAAGGCACATCAAAAGCCCGCCGATCCTGGCGAACTTTCCACCAAGCCCGATGAGGTATTGAATCTGTGCACCGCGGGCCAGCAACAGCGCCAGAAGCGACGTTCCGGTCACGAGCAGGGCCAGCTTGTTCGAGAAGATTTCGGAGATGAGAGCGATGATTTCCATGGTTTCCTCAGTGAAAGTAAACCCTGACGTTCTGGGCGGTGGTTGTGATGGAGCTGCCGCCGGCTCCGGCTCCAACGGTTGGAGTGCCAGCGGTCAAGACTTCGGCAATGTCGTCTGGCACGATTCCAAGAGCCAGAAACTCAGCTTCGACGATTTGCTTGACCTGCCCGGCAGAGTCCTTGTAGACAAGAATTCCGGACGACGCCGAAACCCCGCTTGCGTTGACGGGCGACTTGAGTGCTCGCATTGTGCTGGCTACCGGGGTGGTCGTGTAGACTAGAATGCTGTTGCTCATGGTTTCCTCACTGTGCGCTCGGCCACTTCGCGTCCGGAGTCTGGGTCTGTTGGGCGTAGGCCGGGGTTCCGCCCCTTCGTGAGCTAGGCTTCGCTACGGTTGGCGACAGTTGGATTGGCGCCATACCCGTCAACCCTAGCAGCTTTTCAAGCTGGTTCTGGTGCCAATATGGCAGCTTGTCCGTTCTGGCTCGGTTGAGCACCTCAGCTTCGATTTCTAGCTGAGCCTGCCGGAAGATTTCCGGGTAAAGCTGCTTAAGCGTGTCAATCTTCGCTTGGCTCATCCCGCCCCGGCGTGCGTCATCGATGGCCCCCATTGGATCAGCCACAAGCCGAAGGTCGTCCATCCATCGGATCATGTCGCCACGGGGAGGCTGAGGCTCGGCGCGGTCAAACATGCTAGGGCGGCCCTGAGAGGACGGAATGCGACTTGCAAGCCACTGAAGAGCGGCTCCGACACGTTCATTGGTAGCTGCGGCTAGCTCCGGATCGTAAGCTAGCCCTGGGGCCACGCGCTGAAGGTGTTCGAGTCGGGACAGTTCATCGCTGGCCAGCTCCCGAACCTTGTTCGCTTGTTCTCGGTACGTGGCAACTAGCGCTCCCGCGGTAGCTGCCGCTCGGGGGCCCGCTACCTCCGCCGCCTTCGCGGCAGAGCCAGCAGCTTTCTTGACAGCTTTCCCTACGGCCCTTCCGGGCGCCACGACAGCGTTCCTGGCCACATCGGCCACTCTTGACGCACCGAGCCTGGCCAGAATCTTTCTGGACTGGTGGGCGATATTGACCATGGAGGCTGGGCGGAACGCGGCAGACGCGGCTATTCCAACCGGAGCTCCGACAGGCCCCATGGTGTAAACGCCGACCACCCCCAACATGGCCGGGTTCGTGGCTCCAGTGGAAGCCATGCCATGTTGAGCGGTCACCAGGCGCTGGTGCATGTCGTTCCAGTACTTGTGTTTCTGCGCCTCGGACACCGCCTTGCGAACGCGCTCTACCGAGGCGGCTCCAGTTTCTATGTCGTCGATACCATCGGCCCCAAGGCGCCTCATGGCCTCGACAGCCTTCTCGAACCCGCTCATCTTCGCCGCAATGTCGCGCGCCAGGAAGCCGTCGGGGTTCTCGGCGACAAGCGAAAGGGCGGAGGCGGTCTTCTCAGGGTTCACCCCCCACCGCGGGACCCGGCTCATGTATTCGTTCGGCAGTTTGGTCCCGAGCTTCTGAACGAACTCCTCGCTAACCCCCATCATCTCACTGACGCCAGCGTTCACCTCGCGCTGAAGTCGACCAGCGCGCCCCCAGACCGACTCATCCTCGAGGAACGTCTTCAGCTTCCCGGCCATGCCAACCGTCGGGTCCATGTCGCCAAGCGAACGAGCCAGTCCTTCAGCTACGGCAACATACCCTCCATGCTTCGCCTCGTTCGAGGCAGCGGAAGGCATCTCGCGCTCCAGGTAACGGTAGATTTGCCGCTTCAGCCTGTCCAAGGCTACGTTTGCATCCGAAGCCGTAACCTCTCCCTTTCGGATTGACGCGGCGACAGAATCGGCATCGTCGCTGAATGCGAGCACGCGCTTGATGATTGGCTTCAGTGCCGCCTCTGCATTCGTGAAGCTTGGATTCTGCGTGATGTATGACTGTGCGTCAGCGGCGGCAGACTTGGCCATGTTCGAGACCTGCTGAGCGACCATCGACGAACTCTTGAGCGCGTTCGCGTTCGACACGTTCGACGACGAGATCAGGTCTTCCACCACGTCACGCTTGATGAAGTCCGTTCCCCAGAGCTTGTGAAGCGAGTCGCTACCCTTCTTCCACTCGGTGAGTGCCTCTGTGAACTCTCGGGTGTCGCGCTCTGCTGCTCGAGCAGGGTTCAGCACAACATCTCGTGCAATGTCCCTGTCCGGGTGGGTTGAGCCGATACCGAGCAGGTTCATGGCCTCCTCGTCCGCCCCGGTGGCAGTCTTCTGTGCCTGTCCGAGCTTCTTGGCAGCGGCGCTCAACAGACCAGTCTCGCCAGCAGTGGCAACATCAGCAGACTGCGCAATCTCATCAACGACCCTTGGGGCGCGTGGAGAGCCCGCCCGACCAAGGAGCGAGCCGACTCCAAAGCCAAGCACCCCGCCAATGGCCATGCCTGCCGTGTACTCTCCAAGGCTAACCGGGTCGTTCTCCAATCGAGCCTGGGTCTGCATCTGGGGGATGGACATTGCCGCCCCCTCGACGCCGGCAGCTATCCCCTTCGCCAGCGCCCCGCGAGCTGCCGCGACCGGAGAGAACGGAGTCGACGCCAACTGTCCAACAGCCTCGCCAACCAGGCCAGCGATGGGGTTTTCCTGTGACAGTCGCCGCTCCTCTGCGGCGAGTTGTTGCTCGGTTGGGCCACCCAGCATCCCGCCCAACTGCTGCCACATCGGGCGAGAAGTGTCCGCCGGGTCGACGAACTTCGCGCGTTGCTCTGGCGTGAGGTCTGCCCTCTCAAGGATACCTTCCTCGCGCTTGAGCACCCGCATGGTCTCTTCTCGTAGACCGGGGGCCGCGTACGGGAGCGATGGGTCCACATTGGCCAGGGCTTGGCCTACCGAAGTCAGGCCAGACAGCGCGCGCATGCCGGCGGTTGCGGCAATGCCTTTGAAAGAGGAGTCCTTCTCCCGCTGCGCATCGGCACGAAGCTCTGCCTCAGAGACTGGGCGGAGATACCCGGCCGGGTCCACGTCTTGAGGGACGCTTACCAGCGCGCCGCCCTGCGTAGGGTCGCGGTAGTACCTAAGGCCATCCTTTGTGAATGTTTCAGTCATCTTCTAGTGGGTTCCTTGCGAGGATTCCGGCGCTATTCCCAAGCGCGGTGATTCCCTTTTGGCGCGCCAGCTCTTTGTCGTATGCGTCGATGACTGATGGGTAACCGGCCCGAATCGCGTTCACGGAGTTATCAATCTCTTGTTTGGTCATCGTGATCCTGGCCAGGAGGGATTCCTCAGTTTCGGCGCCCATAATCCGCTCGGCCATGTCGATAGCTTCCTGTTCGTTATAGTTCGCCCCTGACTCTTTGCGCAGAGTTCCGATCAGGAGTCTCTTGACAGTACGGCGCACCTCACGGCTCTTTGGTGTCATCGGCGGCAGCGGAGCAGAAAGCTTGCCCAAGACTCCTGACTGGAACCCAGGGATTCCTGAGTCTGGCGCAACGGCAACACCGTTCTTGAAGGTGATTCCAGTGACGGTCAGCACCTGGTCGAGAGCAGTCTTGAGGTTTGATAACTTCTCCATCTGCTCGCCAAGCTGGGCCTGTAGTGCGGCCCTCTTGTTTGCGTCAACCTCCCCGCTTGCTTCTCGGCTCAGTTTTTCGATCTGGGCGCCTCGCTGCGCCAATCCTTGGAGTGCAGCAAGCCTACCATTCTCGCCGTGTAGCTCCTCCCAGGTCAGACTCCTGGTGTACCCAGGAGTCGGAGCCACCGCGGCAACCGGGTCTCTGTATCGCTGCGCCGCCTCTTCGGTGCGCTTGCCGACGAAGGACATTCGCGCCTGGTTCCACGCATCGTTTGCGCGGGCGGCTGATTCGAGTTCGGCGGCTTGTAGCGCCTTGGTCATGTTCTGGTTGTTGTACGAAGACGCGATTGTCTTCATGTACTGCAAGGCAGTCTGCTCCTGGACAGCTCGAAGGGCAGCTTTGCCGGCTTGCAGAGAGCCGAATCTCTCAGAGAGACGTGATAGGGCATTGTCCGCGTTCTTGCGACGGTTGGTGATGCGAAGCTGTTGGCTTTCAATGTCGCGCTCGATGGCGCGCATCACGATGCCACCATCGGTTCCCTTCGATGCGTAGTTTGCCAGGGCAATGCTTGCCACCATGAGAATCCTCTGGAGCGATGACTTGCTCTCGAAGAAGCGGGACTGGTTGACCTCCTCCTTCGCCGCCTCGCGCACCTCGGCCTCGATGTTCTGCTTCATCGAATCGTATTCAAACTGAGCGGCGTCCTGCTCCTGCTGCATCAACTCTAGCCGCTTCTGCTGCATCCCAAACTCTACCTGGCGAAGGTTCACGTCTTGGCGAGCCTTCTCGGCTTCCACCTCGCGCATCTTCGCATCGGCCTCCATCCTGTACCGCTCCGAGGCCACGATGCTTTGAAGCATCTGGTCTCGCTCCTCGGGGGTTAGGTCAGGCCCAGTAACGGACTGAGCCTCTGACTCGCGAGACTTGAACCTCTTAGCCTCGTCCTCTGGTCCGTACCCAGGGCGGCCCGGAGAGCCAGGGACCCATACCCCGCGCGTTGCTGCATCAACGACCATCTGTGCCGGCAGTCGCGTAAACGGGTCAACGGCAGTTGCCGCCTCTTGCGCGGCAGCTTGGCGCGCTGCCTGAACGGTTTCTTGTCCGAACACCGGAGGATTTGGCACATTTGTGGGCGGAGCTTTGGCAGGTGCCTGGGCCGGCGCAGTTGGCGGACCAGCAAGCATTGGCTGTTCCTCTCGACGCTTCTCCAGAAGCCCGTCGATGGCTCCTCGCCATGGACTGTCCGGCGACAGCGATGCCAGGGCCTGTCGTGCCCGCTCTTCCTGCTCCTTCTCAAGGCGCTTGGCAGCATCCTCTGGAACGAGAGACTTCTCGCCAGAGTCCCAAGTCACCAAGGACAACGGGCCGTTGTACGGGAACGGTTCACGGTCGAAGAGGTTTCCAGGCATCGCTGTCTCCAATCACCAACGGCGCATTTGCGGTTGAGCCACCGGGGCCGCCATCGGTCGAGCCGACATGGCCGGTTGCTGCGCCTGCTGCATTGAGCCGAGAGCACCACCGGGACCGAAAGCCCTTCCAATCGGTTGCTGAGGCTGCGCCGGCTGTTGTGCCGGCCTTAGCATTCCGGCAATGGTCATCGGGTTTTGCTGTTGCGGGAGAGCCTGAGGCATCCCGCCTGGTTGCTGCATCGGTCGACCGCACGTTGGACAGTTGTTCACTTCACACCTCCTGTACTAGGACCAGCCGAACGAGATGCGGCAAGAGCTGACCGACCAGCGTCCATGCCTTGCTGCGATCTCTTCTTCCTCATCTCTTCGAGCATCTTTTGAAAGCTTCCCCATGCGTCGTTGTTGGTGGTTGCTCCTGCACCTCCAGCTCCTCCGCTTGCGTATCCGTTCAAGCCTGCTTGCGCCATTGAAAGAATAGATCCGAAGTTCATGGTTCACCTCACAAGTAACCTAGCGCTCCAATGAGCCCGCTCGCCATACCAATAACGCTGTTGTCCCTTGCTGCATCGAGCTGAGCGTTCGCTGCAGAAACGGCCGCCTCAGCATTGATCGAGGTGCCGTAAATTGCCGCGCGCCGAGCTGCCTCGTCTCCGTACCAGTCAGATACGTTCCCGACCACGTTCCCGTAGGCGTCGACCAGCATTGCTCCGCTCTGGTATGCCCCTTGCGCCTCCAAGTTGGCGGCACCCATCTGCGCCTGAGTCGTGGCGTCGAGCCCTGCCATTCCAGCACCAAGGAATTGCTCATACCCGGTAGCCGTGGCATCCGAAGCTGCCCCAAGGCCCGCAAGCCCTCGGTCGTACCAACCTTGGTTGACCTGGTTCTGAGCCTGGTACGCCGCGAGCTCCTGTGTTCCCATCCCCTCGTACATTTGCGCGAGGGCCTGTTGCCGCTGAAGCTCGAGTTGGTCAGCCTGTCCAGAGTACTGGGCAAGGATCGCCATGCGCTCGGTTTCGGTCTGCGCTCCGGCTAGCCTGGCCTCAATCTCTGCCTGCTGTGCCGCGGTGTTCGCGTTCGTCGCCGACACAAGGTTCTGCATGTCCCGAGCGTAGGCCTCGCTTCCTGCCATCCTGCCCTGAAGGCCAAGTTGGTCGTTCGTGGCAGCGGCAGCGGCAGCCTTGCCCATGGCGTCAAGTTGAAGTCCGGCGCGCTGGAGTTCCTGGTCCGACATGGTGGAAAGCTGTTCCAGCGTGAGACCGGCCCGAGCAAGCTCCTGTTCCGACATGGTGGACAACTGCTCGAGTAGTTGCCCCCTGGAGGCCAGGGTTACCTGGTCGGCCGCGGTTCCAAGCCCGCCCTGAGCCTCGTAGAGACCTGAAGCAAGCTGAAGTTGCTGTGCCCTCTCCTGGGCGCGTAGGGTGGCCTGCTGCGCCGCTGTCTCCTGCCCAAGGCTCGCGGCCGTCGCCTGAGCGCGGGCGATTCCTGACCCGGAATAGGCCCCCCTGCCTGACTGCGCCAGGGCCATCTGGGCGGCCACGTTCTTGTCCAGCGCCGCGTCCATCTGCGCCTGGGCCGCTGACGGCTCCTTCCCGGCAACCAGCCGGTTGGCAAGCGACCCCATCGAGCCGAAGGACTGAGAGGTCATCCCGCCAGCGCCAAGGTTCCCAAACTGGGCCCGGGAGAGTTCCTGAAGCCCCTGGTTCCCGACCCGAAGCCTGCCAAGCGCGTCCATGTTCTGGGTCTCTGGAGAAAACCCGGCCAGCGCTCCCTGGGCTTGCTTGGATGCGTAGGAGATCGGCTCATACCCAAGCAGGGAGCTTGTTCCTTGGTTCTGTCCAGCAGAACCCACGGTTCCCATGGCCACATCGCCAGCGCCAGCTACCCCAGAGTAGTCCATCCCAAGGTTGGTGTTGATGTTCGCGACTGCGCCAGGGAGGCTTCCGGTAGAGCTCGCCGTGTTCGCAACGTTCTGCATCATCCCGTTGTACTGGGGGGTGCTGTAGCTGAATCCTTCACTTGCCTGGCCCAAGGCTCCTCGCCCAGCAGTGTTCAGAGCTTGCGCGTATCCCCGCTGAGCCTCCATCGCGTTCCGCCCGGTAGCAGTCAGCCCGCTCGCGTTCGTCGATACCACGTTGGTCAGCTTGTCACCGGCACCAGTGGCGGCATTCCGGGTTGCCCGAGCGCCGGCTTCGGCTTCGTCGAGGTACGACGCGACTGCGCCGTAGCGCTCGCTCTCGGCCTGCTGCGTGTTCTCGTACATGTACGGCTTCACGTCAGGGGCATAGGCGTTGTCCTGCGAGAACAGGTCCTCTGCGCCACCGATCAGCGTCCCGCCAGCACCTTCGAGCCATGCCGCGGAGTCATCAATAAAACTCATCGGACCCTACCTCTTCCTGAACTGGTCTGTTCGAGCTGCAATCCGTGGAAAATGAGAGGTGAAGCGCTGTAGTCGGTTACCGTAAGCTGGAAGACGGAGCACTTCTGCTCTTCAGGCCAGAACTCTACCACGCCATCCTTCGGTGTTCCATCGCAAGCTACCGCGGTGTAGGCGGTTCCGTCCGAAGTCGCCTGAACAGTAACGGCATAGGACTTACCGGCTGTCACCGATGCGGTGTCCTGGGTGAGGGCCAGACCGACGTAGCGGATTCTTCCCCAGCCAGACTTCCCCCACTCGGTCAGGTTTGCCGTGGTGAAGCTCGGCGGGCGAGTGCCAGCGGTTTCTCCGGCAGGATCACCATACCCCTTCCACCAGTCGGTTGTCCCTCCAAGGAACTGGCCAGGCTTCCTCGACTTCTTGATGCGGTCGGTCACGCCGGCAGCGGTAGCTGTGAACCAAATGGTGTCGGCGTAGTCATGCGGAGCCGCAGCCCTCTCCCTGAAACCATCCGCTCCGCACCACAGTATGTCCCCGATGGTTGCGTTCGCTCCGATCTGGTCCTCGAACCAGGTTCCATTTCTGGTATCGAACACCATGACCTTCCCAGCATTTGCCTCGGCCGTGTTGCTGGATGCCATCTTGTTCATGCGGAAGTAGGCAAGGCCCCGAGCCCAAGAGAACGTCGCCGATAGACACTCGGCAAGAGGGTAGAAGTTGTTCTGGTCGGTTATGCCGGCCAGCGTACTCCTTAGGTTGTCCGAGATTGGCTCAGCGGTCATTCCTCCCCTGCGAACAACCCAAAATCTCAGGTCCACTCCCTGGTAAATGAATCCGATGTCCGCTTCGACCACAGAGCGGTCCGTGCGCACCCCAACAGCGTGAATCTTTTCGGGCGTAGAGAACGTCCCCTCTCCCATCGGGTCTGGACCAACCCCGCCAAACCTGTAGACGCCATCAGCCGCGAAAACCAGATAGGCTCCGTCCATCTCCCCAACACCGAGCACTCGGGAACCAACGTCAACATACCAGGCGCCTCCAACAGGCCAAACCGGAAGCTCGCCGGTGACCAGCACATCGGAAACCCTTACAGAGGTCTCGCTTCCAAGCCCGCCAATGATATGACGCTCGGTTCCAGAGTAGTAGTAGCGGCAAGGAGGAGTCGTGGTTGTCTCTACACGACCAGACAGCGCTCCAGTCGCTCCCTGCGTGTAGATAATCTCATTGCCAGAGATTGCCGAGTCTACCTGGTTCGTGGTGATGGAAATCATCCCGCTGGTTCCAAAGTCAGCCAGCGAAACTTCGGAAACAAGGTAAAACGTGGTTCCGTTGTTGGTGGTCCTGAACACCTTCAGCTTGGCATTTGCAGAGCTGTCCACTGATAGCCCATGTCGGTAGACGTATGAGTTCGCCCTGGTTCTGGTGACTGTTTTAGAGACTGGACCGTTCACGATTGAACCGTCAGGGGAGTACATCACCCAATGACAACAGTACACGTAGCTTCCCGACGTGCCAGCTCCGCTCTGGGTTGGGGCCTTAGGCTTCGTCAAAAGGGTAGGCAGTTGGGTCAGACCATACTGCTTTGGAATAACGGTTGACGGAAGCCCGCCGGTAACGAAAGCAACGTTCCGTCCAGCATGAGCAAAGATCGATTCCTTGTCAGCGTCACTTGTTGGAAGGTCTCCAGGTCGAATCACTCTCCACATCATGAGCTTGACCCGACCTGAGGTGAGAGGGTCTCCGTCGGAATCGGTGAACTCGTGGTCAGCTCCAACAGCAACCAGGAGGTTCTGTGGAAGCAGGCACGCATCCCACAGGCACGCCGGCAAGGTGGTATCTGGCTCGGTTCGTTCAGCAAAGTCGTGAACGCCCACTTGGTGAATCGTCGAGTTTGACGAGTGAATCCCAGTGGCCGAGTTCGGAGAAACCAAGTAGATGGCCCGAGTCATCCCTCCGCCGAACACGATGCATCCGTCAGGGCCCATGTCGAGATATGGGCCAGGGAACTCCTGTGGAGCGTAGACGATGGTGGGGTTATACACGGACGCCGGCAAGCTGGCCCATGTTGGATTTAGCTTCTTGACTGACCACGTGGCGCCCGCCACGGTGAATCGGGCATACCAAAGCCCTGGCATCCAAGCCCCGCGGTGAGTTGAGGCTGGTTCGTAAATCGGCCACACCCCCCATCGCTTGCTCCAATCCAAGTCCGCGGCAACGACGGCTGGATTCAGAGTGTACGCCGTTCCTGCCCCAGGGGTTGTTGCGCAACGCAGCGTCGTACCTCCGCTCAGGAACACCAGAGTGTTGTTTGCTGGCGTAGATGCTCCGTTGCTCCTGTCGTATCGGTTACTGGAGCGGTGCCCGGTAGCATCGCGAATCGCGGTTGACCATCCGTCTGCGTAGTTCGTCTCTGCCACCGAAAACGGCGTTACTGTTACCGTGAAGTACTTGGTATTGTCTCCAGTAACAAGAAAAGTGTTGCTGGTGAGTCGATCGAACAGCATCCGCTGGGTAGCTACATCAGTAATGATTCGGATGTAGACCTCGCCACCGGTTACGGTTGGCGTCCACGAGCCGATAAGAGTCATCGGATCAGCGGCGAACTCGTCTGCCTGGTAGAGCCGATAGATGGCTCCACCGGTGCTGGACGCCTCCACATACAGGACCTTGTTCCCGCACAAGTATGCTCTGCAAGCGTTGTACGTTGCAGGCGCTCTGGGGAATGTTCCGCGACCAACCTCCATCCCTGTTCTGTCGAATACCGCCCAGAGGACCTCAATCGAGCTAGCTAGGGCATTGTAGTTCAGTGCCGTTACCACGAATCCACAGACAGACGCCGCAATCTGCAAAGGGGCAATCTTCTGTTCCCATGTCCCCCCATAGAAGATGGTGTCGGTTCTGATTGGGACAAGGCAGGTATGCTTGTCGCCAGCGCTACCGTAGGTCTCTTGAGAGGTCTGTCGCTGAAGGCGTAGCATGGCTGAACGAGAAGCAGCCGCGTCCACGTACACGCCAACGCCTGGGCAGCCAGCGACGCCGACAACGCCGTAACCAACGTCATTGTCTGAAGACCACCCTGCTTCCGGGACTATGCGCCCGTCGGCCTCAAGACGAGCATTGCGCAACTCGGTCAAGCGAACCGTTCCGTCCTGTGGGCTACGCGGAAGCGAGGCGTCTGGCCCTACTCCAGCATTCGGCGCGAAGGTAAGAAATCGTTCGCTCATCGGAACACCTGAGCCTTCCACGACTTGACAACGGCATATCTGGTTGACGCTGCCGCCACTGACGTGCTTGACCCGATGCAAATGCTCATGTTCTCGGCGTCTGATACTGTGAGGCTGGGCCTGATTTCCGTACACGTCAGGCTACCGACAACTGGTTCGTCACCGATGAACGCTCCGCTTTCACGAGCCGGAACACCAGCTATGATTTCAGCGGGAGACATGACGGATACCCCGGATGGAAGTGAGAGACCAACACGGTTCGGCTGGTCTTCTGCTGCAAGACCAGTGACGGAAATGCTGTTCACGGTAGACCCGGAGCTCATTCTGTACAGGTAAAGCCTATCGAAGGCGGTTTCGGTTGTGGATGTGTCTACTCCGCCAATTGCCGACAAGTTGCGAACGCTCAGCGGCGAGTCCAGGCCGACCCCAAGGAAAGTGTCATAGCTTGTGCTGGTGCTCCGAATGTCGACAATCTCGACCATCGTAAAAAACGGGTCACTCCTGCGCATGGTGGGCAAATCAAAGTACAGGAGCGGACACGCTCTTGCTCCAAACCCAGCTTTCGCATCTCCAACCGATGTTCCAAGTTGCAGTCCGGACGAACCAACGGCGAAGGTGCCGGTCATCCCTGCCGTGTTCTTCGCGGTGAAGGTGTAGTCTCCAATGACGTAGTTGGTGTCAGACGTGATGCTGACATTTCCCTGCGTCGTGAAGTCTATGTCCAGCACCGCTCTCCAGACCTTCGTCGCGAACCACCACGAGCCACAGGAAGCGACCAAAGTAACTCGGTCGGTGACGATGATGTCCTGGAATGTGGTGCTGTCCTCGAGCGGGCCACCAACAGGAAGCAGGCGCACCTTGCGCGGAACAAGCGGGTTTACCTGAAACGAGATGGTCATCCCGTCGAAGGGCACCGGCAGGCGCGCGATCACGTTGTCGAGCAGAAGGAAATTGCCGCCGGCAGGAACGTTGTGGATTCCAGCCTGGAGCCGCTGGTGGACGGTCCCGCGGGTCGCCAACTTCAAGCTTTCCTGGGCCGAGCGCAAAGCTTCACCGATGGCCAGTTGCAGGTCATCGAGTCTGGCCGGCACGTCCTGAATGGACTTCACGGCTGACTGAACTCGCCGGAGGCCCCATCTGTCGGTGATACCGATCGTCATGGCTCCCCCAGGTTCACAGGTTGCTCAGTAGCCCCCGAAGGTTTCGGCGTCCAGTGGTAGAGCGCGTCACTTGTGACGACTGGCTGAGCCCAATCGCGCTGATTGCGCGGTCCCGAGCTTCGTTCCTTCGGGCCTCGCGCATGCTGACGAGTTGGGCATCGTCGTCGCGAATGGCGATGGCGACGCCCACTTCCCACATGATCCATTCAAACGGGATGAGGAGGTCATCGCATCCGGCGCCGCCTGCCGCGATGGGCGTGAAAGGCGGCAGGTATCGGATCCGGAAGTCTTGAGCCGAGGGAAGCCGCGGGGTCACGAAGACGGCCACGGTAGCTCCGTTGGTCTCTTCTACGGGTCCCGCCAGGAAGAACCCAACGGGAGAACCGGTGGCGGCATCGGACACGTAGTTGTCGGCTGCCTGGTCGATGGTCAGTTCGGGCAGTATCCTGAAGTAGCCGCCTGAATCGAGGCATTCGACCGAGCGAATAGCTTCTGCAAACTTCTCCCCGGCGCTACCGTCGCCGAACGAATCGATTCGCTGGCCGGGGTATTCTCCGGAAACGTCGTCGGCGTCGTCGGAATCGAACGTGACCACGGCAATCCCAGCCTGCGAGCCACGAGCGAACAGTTCGCGACGCGCCATCCGGGCGGCGTCATTGAACTTGTCAATGAGCGACGCATCGCTATGGCGTGCGGACTGCCGCCCAAGGTCAAAGCGGTCCCGAATGCGGGCCACTACTTGAGCGGCAGACAGCTTCATTTGAGCAGCTCCACGGCGGACATGAGCGCGTCCGCCATCGCTTCGGCATCGCCCTCCTCGGATGCAGCAATGAATTCCTGCATCGCGGACACAACGCCGTCGCGGTCAGTTTCGGGCTTTGCAAGAAGAAGGAGAGCTTCTTCGTCTCCGTCGTCGCTACCCTTCTTCTTGCTAGCCCCAAGAGCTTCCATGAGACCCTTCGCCATTGCTTAGTCCCCGTTGGCCACGGCGTACTGGAACAGCAGGTAACTGTTCTCGGCCGGGTCGGTGGCGGTGAACACCGGGGCGTCCGCCGCCTCGGTCTCCACCAAGCAGGTGAAGGTGATGGTGCCGTTGGTCAGGTCGACCGCGGTGCACTTGGGCGCCTGCGTCAAGGTTGCGTCGGTCGCAATGACGTTCACCCACAGGATATCGCCCTTCGGCAAGCTGAAGGTGTAGACGCCAGCGCTGTCCCTGGTGATGGTGAGGCCCGGATTCCCAGGACACACCAGGTTCGACGTCGCCACCGCTCCGGTTGTGCCAACCTTCTGGCGGCCGAAGCCCATGACGATGTTGTCCGCGGGCGTCATCACGCGCCCCTTGTTCCACACTTGCTGACTGAACATGTCGGTAGTTGCCATGCTGAGTTCTCCTTACAGGTAGTCCGGCGTTCCGGGCAGGTAGGCGACGCCGTTGGCGCCAGGGGCGGGCATCTGGAGCTGACCGAGGCCGGTCCAGCGCCACTCGTAGTAGTCCTCGGAGTCCGAGGTGTGAGCGCGCTCACCCATCATCGTCCCGGACTCTTGCGGCCACTTCCCACAGGTGCGGAACCGCTGGGCCGCATGGTCCAGAAGATAGCCCTGGTTGAAGTTGCAGAATCGCCACGGGATGACCGGAATCTTCCCGATCGGCGTGAACAGGTCCAGCTTGGTCAGGCCGGTTTCCGCGTCCTGGCCGGTGACCTCGCGGTGCTGCTCATTCTCGAGAATCTTCCGAATCTTCTCCCACTGCTCCGGGTGGACGAAGATGGCCTTCTTGGAACTCTGCGAATACCCCTTGTAGTAGTACTTGGTACAGAGCGCCTGGAGAATCTCCTTCACGTTCGTGGTCGACAGGTCGCCGGAAGCGATTCGGACGCCAGAGAACGCAACCACGTCCTTGGTGCGGTCGACGTTGAGCAGCGTGGTGCTCGGGTCGGACGCCGGCAGGTAGGTCGGGAGAGAGATGATCGGATCGATCGGGTCGGAACCGCCACCAAACTGGCCGCGCCGGAACACGTAGCCGGAGCCGCTCCACCCAGAAGGCGAACCAGCAGAGCCACCATCAGAAGCGGAGAAGGTGACAGTCTTGTCCCCGACAGCAACCACGTAGCCGTAGGCCGCAGCGGCGGAGTGCCCCGAGCTCGAACCATCGTTCGCCGACCACTCGCACACGTCCCCGACCTTGAAGCTAGCCGACAGAATCGGGTTCGCAAGCGTGTAGACGCCAGCGGAGATGGAGCCGTAGGCGAGGGCACAGCCAGGTGACCAGGAGAGCATCTCCTCGGTTCGGTTTCCGAACTCGATGAGAGTCTGCTTGATCGCGTCGAGCTGGACACGGAGGAAGGCTTCCGTGGCCTCTCCACCGCGGTTCGCCAGAATCAGGGCCTTCTCTTCGACGAAGAGCGATGCCTTCAGCGTCGCCCACTCGCCGACCCACTTCTCAGCCTTGATGCGCCCAGCGTTACCGCGGGCAACCTGCTGAGCAATGGCTCGGGTCGAGCCGATGCCACGGGCCCCCTTGTACTTTACAGGCTCCGTCCACGAATCACCACCGCCAGACATATCAGTGGCCAGCCACTTGAGCATCTGCTGGTTGGTTTGGATGAGTTCCTTGACTTCCGAGGTATTCGCGTACTGGGTGCGCGTCAGGTTGGTCAGCGCATCCCAAGCAATACCAAAACTGGGTTCGGTAGGCATGACAGCCTCCCTTTGCCCCCGGACTAACCCGACTTGCGCTTCGCTTCAGCTTCCCGGATGGAGTGACGAATCATTTCGTCCGCGGTCATGCTAGCGAAGTCGACGGCAGGTGCCGGTGGCGCTCGTCTCACTACCGCAGGTTTTCCCCCCTGCGAAGGATCGGCGGCCTGACCACGCCCGACCGGTGGGCTGACAGCCGTTTGGGCGGCCGTTCTGTGAAGCTTGGCCGTGGCCTTCCTCAAAGTCAAGAGCATTTCCTTGCTGAGCGCAAGAATGTCTCGCTTGACACTCTCCGGGTCGTGCTCCTGCGGATTCCAGCCGTTGTAAATGGCCTGCCGTACGCTGTTCCGTACCCTGGCCACGAAAAGCGGGTCATCGGCAACAAATGCAAGGTCTTCGTCGTCGCTTCCGGCCAGAAGTCCAGCAATCTTGGCGTCGTCGGCCCGCATTCCAGCCTCTTCATGCTGACGGGCCAGTGCTTGGCGCTGCTGAGCAAGCTCCTGCTCGACCCGAATGCGCTCCTGGCGCTCCTTCTCGCGCGCTTCACGCTCCTGGCGGATGGCTCGGCGGGCAATCGGATCCACTTGGCCGCTCTGCTCGGCCATCTTGGTGGCGAACTCGAGCGGGGTAAGCTTCCCACCGGTGAGGAGCCGCAAAGCTTCCTCGTAGTCCCCCTCTTCGACAGCCCTGGCGGCCATAGCCAGCGGTTCGTACTGTGCCTGGAGCGCCTGGGCGTGCCTGTTCAACTGCTCCTCGGTCGCCAGAAGCTCCTGGCGCGCGGCGTCGGCGCGCTTCTGCTTGGCCCGAAGCCCCACGAAGCGCTTCGATACCGCATCGAGCTCCTTCTTGTCGAGACCGATTTCGCGAAGCAAGTCCCGAACCTGCCCCTCGTTCGCGAGCGCTTGCAGGTGGTTCAGTAGCCCCTTGGCGTCCCCCTCCTCGGCAAGCTGCCTCGCCCTGGTCGTGAAGGAGCTTTCCTCGGGCTTGGGCGCGCCTTCTGCGGGGTTCGTTGGTTGGGGCGGCGCATCGGGCTCTTCCTCTGCGCGCCGGACAGCGGAGGCCTTCTCGCGCGCCTCGGAGATGACTGCCTCGATTGGGTCCACTTCGGTTGTGTCGACTGCGGGGGTCTGCTCTTCGGCCATTTTGGTCCTTTACTGCATCGGAGCTGATGGTGGTTGCTGAGGTTGTTCCGCGCCCGGTGGTGCCGGTGGTGCCGGCGGCGCTTGCTTGGCTAGCTCCTCATCGGCATTGGCGAGCCAGCGAAGGAAGAGTGCAAGTATCCCGTCTGGAACCTCGTCGAACAAGGCCTCCAGGTACGCGGGCGCGACCAGGGCGACGGCACGAGGCACGTCGACAGCTCGCTCGATTGCCGGCACCAACAACGGAGACTCCTCGTCGTTCGGTCGAAGCAGGTTCGTGTCGCGCTGTTCCTCGTCGGAGTCAAGCCAGCGCTCAATCATGCGAAGGATGTACTCGTCCTGCTTGCTTGACAGGTCAAGCTCCGAAACCGTGTCACCCCAGCGCTGAACACGCACAACGCTCTCAGGCGAAAGCACGCCGGACTGGCCAAGGTTCTCCGCCTGCTGGATGCGTCCAGCAAGCGTCCACCGTGACGTTGGCGCTGGCTGTAGCTGAACGCTGAACATATCCTCATCGAGGTCAATTGAAGGCCACTCAACACTGTTCAGGAACTTGTCGCCCGGTACGCTTACGCGCACCTTGCGGTTCCCGATGTTCTCCTTCGTGAGAACCACGGCCACCTTGGCCAGCAGAGGATAGCCCTCCTGGTAGTCGTTCCATTGTACAGAGAACCGCTCGGATTGCAGGTCGACCATGGTCTGGATGGCGCTGTTGGCCTCGATGCCCGGCTGCTTCTGTGCGGTCGCGGACATCTGGTTCACGCCCGTCAACTCGAAGCTTCGAGAGAAGAACGTGTCGATGATTTGGAAGAGTTGCGGGTTGAACGGCGCTGGGGTTTGAAGTTGAGGCGGCGTCTTCCCGCGCTCGTACCCGAACGCCACCGGAGAGCCAGGACTAGCGAACGCCTTATCTGGCTCGGAGATTGTCCCCTTCTCGTACAGGAGGATGTTGTTGGCGCATGCTCGCGTGTTCTCAACGATGCGTTGAATGACCTCGTTCACCCAGGATTCGAGTCGCTTCGACTGCTCCATGAGCGAGCCACCGAAGTACCCGACCGCGGGCTGAACCCAGGAGAACTTGTTGAACGGGAACCAGTTGTGGTTCCATTCCTCCTCGAGGAGAACAATGCCGCTTCCGTGTGCAACGAGCAGGTGACGCCCCGGCTCACTTCCAGACTTCCTCTCCCAGTATTCCGTGACAAGAATCTGGTTCTCGAACTGCTCGATTCCCCACAACTCGAGGCCTGGAATCCAGGGTCGGTCGTTCATGGTTGGACGGGCCGAGCCGCGAACCAGGTCCTTCTCGCGCCCGCGCACCATGGCCACCGCGTCGCAAACGTCCATGCTGTACCGGTGGAACAGACAGGTCGGATTCCCGGTGTAGGCATCCTCCGGGTCAACCAGGACCTCCCACGGGAACACGCGGCCGAAGGTTGCGCGACCAAGCTCATTGTCGAAGTACACCCGCTCGAACCCGTCGCCGAACATGAGCGCGTCACGCGCCGTCACGCGCCGGAGCGCCCACAGGTCTTGGAACTGCTCGCACCTCGACGAGAAGACGCCGATGCTGAACTGTTCCAGTTTGGTGATGGCGCGACGTTGGCGCCAATTGCTTGACGTGGCCATGAACTGGACGCGAGGCTTGTTCGTCCCGGCAATCTTCGCGACGGCCGCATCGACGTGCGCGCGGCCGATGGCGAAGGTCGGAATGGAGTCCAGGTGAATGCCGTAGGACTGAAGGGTCGCCACCAGACCCTCCTCAAGGAAGGTGTCCTGGAAGTAGCGCACCCCGAGCGCAGAGTACCGCGCCCGACGGTTGGCCGACTTGTTCCACAGGTCGTCGGACTTCTGCCAAATCTGGTCGGCCGTCAGTTCTTGGCGTTCTGGTTGCATGGTCTACCTTACCCCCGTCCGAGCAGCCGGGCAACGTTCGCCTGGCGTTTGAGAATCTCTTCGCGCTCCGGGTCGCGCTCGCGCTCCGGCTCATCGTCTGGAAGCGCGACACCTGGGCGGACGTGGCGAACAACGTACCTGGCCGCGTCGGACAGGTGGTCCTCGAAGCGCGGGAAGTGTCCGCTCATGTCGTCGGCCCATGGGAGAATCGCCCACTCGTCCTCGAGCGGCTTCATGCACTCGCCCACTAGAACGATGTCACCGGACTGAAGCTCGCCGGCCATGATGGCAATCTGCCCGGACACATCGGTCTTCTTCGCGACCTCTGGGAAGAGCCGGTAGCGGTCACCCCACTCCTTCAGGAACGCCGCCCCGGCCCCTCCAGAGTCGACAACCACGTCGTTCGTGTCGAATCGCGCCATGAGCTCCATGGTCTTGAGCGCTGACTTCGACGGTGACAGTTCGGCCGCTTGTTCGCAATGAACCAGGTAAAGCTTCGGGTGGTCGTGCCGGTATGCGCACACGACCCAGGCGCATGGCTCGCGCGCCCCGAAGTCCACACCGATGGAATATCGCCACTTCCCGGCCGGAAGCTCAGGAATCCAGTTCAACTCTCGGTTGAACGGGTAGCAAAGCGACTCGGTATCATTGCACCAAAGACCAAGGTATTCCCGCATGTACCGCGGCGTGGTGTCCGTCCACTTGTAGCGGACCTTGATGCGTTCGACGAACTTCTTCGCGTTCTTGATGTACGGGTTCTCGAACACCGTCCAGTGATGGTGCTCGAACTGCTCGTTATGGCAGAAGTCGTACCAGTCCCCAACGCACTGAACGTTCGGCGTTCCGGACAGCCCAAGCTCACCATCGAAGTCCATGAGGGCCGGTTCAAGTGATTCGGTGACCAGCTTGCCCAGAATCCGGGTGATGTTCTGTGACTCATCGACCACCGCGCGCCGGAACTTGTACCCGCGGAACTTCCCCACCTCGGCCGTGTCCTTGCAGCCGGCCAGCCAAATCCGGTGGGAGTTCGGGAGCATGTAGTAAATCTGACCCTCGCGCTCCCGCCGCGTCAGCCCGAGCCGATATCTGTCGTTCATCCCCTTCAAGGCCGTGCCCAGCAACTCCTCGCTGGTGGCCGCCGAGCCTGTGATGAACACCGAGAGCCCGCCGGCCTCCTCGGGTCGCATGCCGCGCACGTAGAACCGTGCCGCCCATCCATCCGTCTTCCCGGCCCGTCGACCAGAGTCGTTGACGATGCTCTTCGCCTCCGAGAGCACGAACGCCGTCTGTGGCCCGAAGGTCCCGGACAGAATCCGGCCAACAGCCCCGGCAACGTCCTTCCGAACCCGAATCCGGTCGCGCTCCGCCATGCGCTTCCGGCGAAAGTTGCGCATCGTCTCAATCTTGGCGAAGACGGCATTGACCGAGGGCACTTACTCGCCCTCGTTGCGACCGGCGAATTGTTTTGCGATTTTTTCGGGAGAGGGGGTTTCCGCCCGACATCCCCCCCCACCCCCATCACCGGGGGATTCGTCGTCGTCACCGAGACTGAGCGTGTCCAGCGTCGCGACCGTCTGGACGACCTGCTCAAGCAATTCGGCCAACTGCCTGCCATCGACCGACGGGTCGGTTGCCTTGCGCTTGGCGGCCTGGAGCAGATCCCATGTCACGCGCCGGCTCTCCTCCAGCAATCGTGCCGTCGGGACCTTGCCCTGCCTCACCCGAGCCGGCTCTATGTCCACCAGCCCCTGGGCCAGCATGATGGCCTTCAACTCGCCCGCCCGTTCGGCCGCGGCGACGACCGCCTTGCCGGCCTGTTCAGCGAACTTGGCCACGGCCAGCGGGTCGGACGCAAACTTTGCGCTCACCTCGGCCCGCCGCAGCTCCCGGTCCCACCTCTTCAGGGTCTCTGGCGCAAGTTCGAACCTCAACCGGCCGCTAAGTCGCATCTCCTCGCAGAAGATGAGCGGGTGCCGGCTCTTCTCTTTCTTCTTGATGTCCGACCGCTCCCTAAATGCGCGATATTCATCAACTATCGCGGCCCTTTCCGCGTCCGAGCACAGCGGTTTACGGCCAACCTTCATCGGATTATGTCAACTTTCGGTTATAGGGCCGGATTTTCATGTTGCAATCGAGTTGCAACTGGTAGGGCGGGTCGGTAAATACCCTCCCCCTCTTCCCCGCAAATTTTGCGTCCTTGCGCATCTTTTGCGTTTTGCCCCAAAGCAATTGGCCGGTCAAGTCAATTCGACCTGGCCGGCCAGTTGCCCCCCCTGTTACTCAATGTTGCGTTATTGCCCGGCCCGCCGGCTTTCTGCCGTCCGAATCCAGGCCAGTCGCTCGGCCTGCTGCCACTGGGAATCGGTGTAGTCCTCGACCACCAGGCCGATTCTCCTCAGCACCGACTCGAGGTCCGGGTCAGCCCCATCCTGGCCGGCTGCCCAGCGCTCAAGCTCGGCCAGCGGGGCAGCTCTGACCGTGTCGAGCAGCGCGTCTCGCCGGCCGCCTCGGTCTCGAGACGTCATTCGGACTGCCCCTTGGCCTCGACCGGTCGGGCGTTCCGGCCGAACATCCATTCGAGCACCGCGCCGGCCATCGTCCTGGAGCCAGGCTGGCACTCGCAAGCATGTGTCGCTCGCATGACTGCTACGTGAGCAGCATCGAGAGAGCGCCACTTTCCCATCCGGCTAAGCGTTCGGGCCCGGCCGCATGACTGGCAGGTCACGTCGACCTGGACGGTCATCCAACCGTTTTCCGTCCGGCTGGCCTGTATTGCGTTGATGATGTAGGACATCGGTCCTCTCGCGGCCAGGTGGCCGCTTGTCTTGTTGGAAGGTTGAACCGGCTGACAGGTTGTTGGCCGGCTGGTTGGGTTGTTGCTCGTCGAGAGGTTCGAACGGGCGTGTCGACGGGCTCAACATTCCAGGGAGTACACACCCTACCCTGAAATCGTGTCAATACCCCATTTGGGGTATAGCGATTCTGCTTGACAACGCCAAACCGGGCAGGTTTCCTGCGCCGGCCTGGCGTTCGTTTCGGGTCGCTGTGACAGCATACCCCAATTTGGGTATACCCTAACTCAGGAGAACGCCCACTGAATCCGGCTGTCCGTTTCCCGCCCGGCGAGCCGGCCGCATGTCCTCTAGTGCGTCGTAGACGTACGACTCCGTAGAGTCGGGTTCCGGCCCGCTGGTCGCGCCAGGCGCGTAGACCCCACCGACCGCGCACAGGACCCGATACTTGAGCGACGACTGCCCGCCGTGATGATCCGAGAGCCACCAGTACGAGCCGGCCAGAAGGTCAGCAACGGTGGCCTCTTCAAGCTCACCGATTGACCAGACGAACGAATCCGTCTCCCCATCCCTCAGCTCTAGACTCATCAGCTCAATAGCCTTGAGCAGTCGGGACATGGTCAGCCGGCCATCCACCCGGAACAGGTTCCGGCAAATCAGCCGGTGCAGCCGCTTTATTGCGCGCAAGGCGCTCCGTTTCTTGATCGTGATTTCCATTGTTTCCTTCTTTCGGCCGGACAATCCGGCCATTCGCCTAGTCCAGTTTGCCCAGCCGGTTGGCCCGGCTGATGGTCTCTTCCCAGTACCGGCGCTCGGGCCAGTACTCTTCCCCGAGCTCCGACCACGCGGTCAGGGCCAGGCTCGCAGTCAGTAGGGCGCTCTCCAGTGGGAGCTGTCCTCGGGTCGCTTCCACGATAGCCAGTTCGGCCTGGCGGTCAATCTGCGTCGCAAGTTGAGCGGTCATGTCCGCTCCTTTCTGCCGGCTCAGTGTCCGGCTCGAGATTAGGCCGGCTAGTCCGGCCAGGTTGGCGATGGGGGCCCGAAGGCCCCCGGTGGTCTCATGCTCCCCAACACCCGTACGCCATTTCCATGAGCCGTACGGCCAGCTCGTGGTCGCCGGCCAGGCTTGCCGCCCGGCTGGCCTCGAAGAATTCCTCGCCCTGCTCGGCGAGGAGGTCCTCGATCTCGGTCTCTCGGTCTCGGTCTCGGTCGGTCGTCGTTGTCGTCGTCATCATGCAGACCCATATTGCACGCCCCGTGCCAATAGGCGCCTACGGCTCACTTTTCTTGCCGTGCTAGCATCACAGCCGTTTTCGGCTCCGGCCTCGCGCCCAGTGTTTAGGCCTCGAGGCCGGAGAGCGGGCACCATGACAACCATGTCGCGGTTTTCCGGCTACCCTCGCTTTTACGGGGTTTTTGCTATGACAGCAATGTCGCGGTTTCAAGCCGACCCCAGTTTTCTCGGGGTTTTTGCTATGACATTGGTGTCAGTAGACTCTCACCCCATCAATTGCCAGCTCCTTCAGTGTCTCCCTGGACGGCCGGTCTTCAAACCACAACTCCCAGGAGTGCATGTAGTGACCGCTGTTGCCCCCACGCATTGTGTCGACTTCGGCCTCTTCGAGGCACCTAGCAAATTCATCCGACCAGTCGTTCTGCTTTGGGTCGAGCCCGGCTTGTTCGCACAGCCGGACGAATTCCTCCTGAACCTCCTCGTCGGCCAAGAGCCCAGGCTCATGTTCGGCCACCCAGTCGAAAACGTCGTCAAGGGCATCTTCGTAGCTTTCCCGGCCGACCACCAGGACATTCGTCCCGCCGTACGCTCCGAGCGAGAACAGAAACCGGCTGTCCGGGTAGCCTTCGTGAGCATTGATTACATGCAGTGTCACTTCATTCCTCCTTAGGCCCTAGGGCCCGTTCAAGCAGCCGGCGTATGAACAGGCCGGGCGATAGGTTGCATCTTGCGGCCGCGACAACCGTCCGGCCGTACAGGAATCCAGGGAGCCGAACGTTCAGCCGGCTCCATCCGTGCTCTCGATACCAGCGTTCAGCGTCCGGCCGGCTCCTCAGTTGACCAGGTGGCGTGTATGCCGGCCTCATGACCCGACCTCAACCTGCTTTTCACTGGCCAGCCAGCCTTCCAGTTCGGCCAGCTGGACCGATGTTCCGACCGGCCAGACGAACCCTTTACCGTCGGCCGATTCCATGCGGGCAACTTCGACCAGCCGCCAGGTCGAATCCCAGTCCTGTCTGCCGTTCTCGACGAACTTCCGGACGGCCAGTTTGGCGACAGCAAGGTGCGCGTCCGAGCAGGACAGTCTGTCGCTGCACGGCCGGACGACCGTTGCCTTGACCTCGTTTCCTAACCGGACGGTCGCCCGGATTCTTGACCCGAGCGTGTCCGTCGGGCCGATATATCTGGTCGCCACACTTAGCATTTCTATCCTCCTTCCGCCGGCTCGTGCCGGCTATTGGCCCCTCGCCGTGGCAGCGAGCCACGTTCGATCCTCTCGCGAGGGGGCGGGGTCTAGTAGCCGACGATCATCTGGTAGCCCGCGGGTGTCACCTCGCCCACGGCAACGCACTCCACCGCCCCGTCGAATCCGAGGTCGCGCGAGGCCTCCTCAGCTAGCCGCCATGCGTCAGGGTCATCCTCGCGGGCCACGAGCGTAACCAGCTTACTGTCTACCTCGTATTCATGCCCCCACTCTTCAATGTAGTAGGGCCCAGCCGCGCCGTTCCCGCGGTCGTTGGCAACCAGGCCAGCGGGCGCGGATTGGCGTAATTTTCTAAGGGTAATTTTGGTCATCGTCGTCTTCCTTTCCGCCGGATTGTCCGGCACCCCAAAAGCCCGCCACGGTGTGATCCGGGTGCGGGCGGGAGGGGGTGGGTTGGGTCACCATGCAGCCACCGACGCCCTGTACGGGTGCCCGGCGGCCGTCCTACGGAAGGACCCAGCGGGCCATGAGGCCGGCGGGAATCCTCCGGCGCGGCGGTAGTGCCGCGTTCCACTGCTCCCGCTAGCGCGCCGGGTTGTGGTGGTGGAGGTGGAGGTGGTGGTGGTCGTCGTGGTGGTGGTGGTGGTGGTGGTTGTCATGCCAGCCACTATTGCACGCCCCGTGCCAATGGGCGCCTACCGCTCCATCCGCATGCCGGCCTCACTTTTCCGCCAGCACTGCCACAATTCCAGTGACACTTGCGGACACTTGTCCGCTGGCGGACACTTGTCCGCGTACACTTGTCCGGGCAATCTGCTCGTGCGAACAGTGGTGACCCTCTGCGTCACACGGCCTCGAGGCCAAAAGCGCGCAAGTACGCGATTCCTGGTCCCAGCCCGCTGGTGAGTGACGCTCAGCGTCAGATGCTCGCCGGCCGAGTGACGCGGAACGTCACCCGGCGCTGAAGGCTCTACTACATCTCGCGAGCGGAAGTAGGCCCCTATCCCTCCAATCGTCCGGCCAGATTCGTCCGGCCAGCTCGAGCTCGCCCCCTAGCCCACGAAACCCCCTTTATTAGGGCAAATCCGTGGGGAAATTTTTGATGCCTGTTGCCGACGCAGAAACGCCCCTGTGGCTCCGTTTCGCAACCGGACGACCACTGGGGCGTTCTCTTCTCCGAAACCGCGTCCTGCTCAATCCTCGCGAGGCGGAGCAGGTTCGGTCTGGAAGGAAAGCTGCTCCTCCTTGGTCAATTTCTGGTCGAGTCGCGCCTTCAGCTCTGCATCGTAGGCCAACTGTGCTTGGCAGAGCTCGAGCACTCCAGTGCGGGCCTCGTCGCTGAGCCCGGAGAGCAACTCATCCCTGGCCTTCCTGTACCTATCCGAAACCTTCCTGACCGCGTTTGCAAGGACGCGCTGTTCCCGGCGCTGGAGGTTGACATACATCTTCACGATAGCGATTGGCGTTGTCATTGTGTCCCTTCTTGTTTCATGCCTTGTGTTCAAGCGCTCCCTCGAGCGCGGCAAGTGTTGATGGTCCGTGCTTGTCCAGTAGCGAGCGCAGACTCGCCTCCCCTGTGGTGGCGTACACGAATCGAATGTCGGCAACGGTTTTCTCGTCAAGGTCAAGGTCAGACGGTTTGCACCTTGTGACCACTCCGTTCTGGAACACGTCCAGCCAGTCGTCGCAGCGGGCAACGACCACGCCAGCCATACCGTTTCGCACCACAATCATGGCGACACCATAAGCACGATTCGGACCGTGAAGCTGCTTTTGGTGCGATTGCCTGTGAGTTTCCTAAGAAGTTTCTTTCTCATGTTCCACCTGTTCAGAACGGGGTTTCTTGCTCCAGCTCGACGAAGTGTGTCCAACGACTGGCGTGAGGAACCGAATCGCTCACCATGTAGTACAGGCCTGACTTGTCGCGCCATACTCGGCTCAGGGCCTCGCCCGGGGCTGCTTTCTCCCTTGGCCACCACTCGAGATTCGGCTTGAGCCTTTCGCTGTTGATCGCTTTTCCGGTTGCGAGCAACTCTTCGAGTTGCTTGTTCCGTCGCCGAATCACTTCATCAAGACGCTCGATGTGTCGCATTCGCTTACTGAGCTTCAATTCGAGGGCGGCAACGTGTGCCTCGTACTGACGGCGAGTCACTGGAGGACCGACGCATGTATCCGTGCCGGAGCCTGAGTTGCTGTCGAGATCGATTCCTTCACACGGGTTCCACACTGGGCACCTCCAGAATCACTCCGCATCCGTTGCAGACGTTGCACCGTTCTTCGTTACCGTACGATAGCGGGGGCGTGCTCATTTCCTTGCACCTGCCCTCTGCCTGCTGCTCGCGAAGCCAGGCCCAGGCGTCGAGCGGCCACACCATCATCGATCCCTTGCCGTCGCAGTTGCCGCATGGTCGCCCGAGCGACATGCCGAGGCTCGCGGCAAACTCCCTTGCCATGCTCAGAAGCTCATTGGTAAGTCCAGTCACTGCTGCTTCCAGCGTTTCGTGTCTTTGAAAGTCGAAGTCGAAGCCTGTTTCGAATATACAGCAAGATGAACCGCTGTCATCAACATTGACTCTGCACCGGAGCGTGTCCTTGATCGGGGTGAATTCCCATTTGTTGGGACCAACCTGCTGCATCTCGATTCCGTTGATTTTTGGTGTACTCATAGTCATTTCCTCACTATCGCAAGAAGCACGTCCCGAAATTCCGGCGGTGTAGCTGCTGCCGCGCGCTTGCCCACGCGCGGCCGGCTCTCACCGCTCGAGACGTGGTTGCCGCACCACGACACCAAGTACTTGCTTCGCGCGCCCGGATCGTGTCCCCATCGAAGTTCGGGCAGGTCGCACCCGAACGCATAGAGCCATGTCGCCTTCTTTGCGCGGTGTCCGTAGCGGCCCTGCTCGACATAGCACGTCCAGCCACCAAGCATGTCCGCGCGCTCCCAGCGCCCGCCAGTTGATGGCCGGTTGAGACCGTGCGCCGCCCATGCCTTGCTGAATGCTGGGTGCTCGAGCACGCCACCCCACCGACGCACGCTTGCGAGCGCAGACGCGAAGCACCCGCCGTCGTCGCCCTGCCTACATGATGCCACCCGGCGTCTCCTCCCCTTTCCGACAATCTGTCCGTGCCACCGCGCCTCTACCAGCCCCGCGAGCCTGCACCACCGTGTACACGGCGGGTGTGCAACGACGGGGTGAGGACCGGCGTAGAGGCGCGCGTCCCGCGTCTCGTCCCACAGGTCCACGTCTGGTAGTCCAGAGTAACACCCACGCGGATCGACGAAAAGGGCGGCGATCGTTTTGGCTCCGATACACTCAGTCATGGCCCTTCCTTCCCGAATACACTTGGCTGTTTTCTTGTTCATGTTCTCACCCACTCTCCGCGGCTCTTGGCTGCCACTTTCTCTTCTGCTGAGCGGGCATCGCTCCCCACCCTGGCCGAGTCGCACACGCGCCCCACCCTGGCCGAGCCGAACACGCTGCCCAC